TAGTGGTACTTGGGGTCATCTTTTGCGAGAAGTGCGCTGAAACCCCAAACAGTAAGGCTCAAATGGCGTGTTTTAACGCAGTATATACATACCCTTCGGCACAGTTCTTTCAAGGGCGTATTGAATTGCATAGCGACTTCCGTCGATGCCATGATTCCAAGAATCTCTTGGTATGCTACCCTTTAACTTCCAAGCATAATTGTTAAACTCTCGTATTAAATTCACAGAGTCCTTATCGATTATTATATTGTAGTCCTGCATAAGAGCGATGCCTGATAAGATGCTACCTTTCTTTTTTATAGTAGGTGTAATGTTTTTAAGTCCTTTTGTCTTTAACTCTGATATAAGTCGAGGCTCACTATTATCGCATACAATCAGATTGTTTCCTGCATACCTTCGGCACATCTCAAATATATTAGAAGTAGATAGACCTGCTTTGTAGAAGTGTTCTTTTATCCAGATAGTCTTTCGTAGCTTATCTACCGCAATTTCAGTTAGGGTTGAGGGGTCTACCGAGAATCCGAAATCAAGTCCAAATATCGTATCATACTCGTTATTGAAATCGCCAATCTCCCAATGAGTAAACACAACTCCCTCTGCTTTCTCAAGCCACCCTCCTAATATCTGATGCTTGTATTTCTCTGGTCTACGCTGGCGCATCACCTCCACTTGCTCTACAAAAGATGGAGATAAGTGTTGCTTGTTATCAAGGTAGGTTGTGTGTATGTAGCTGACGTTCTCTTTAACGCCATTGTAACCGTCTGTAATGCCTCTATTCTCAAAAAACCTCTCGTATATCCAATGCTGTTTAGTTGTGGGGTTTAGAATGAGTATACAACGATTCTGCTTTCCAGTAGCACGAACAGAGTAGTCTATCTTTTCAAACGATTCCTCGTCTGTAAGTTCCTCTGCTTCATCCAAGACAAATGTCGTAACGCCTTGAATAGACTTGAGCTTGGCGGTCTGGTCTCCACTCGCAGTCTTAATACCACTAAACAGAATACTGCTTCCTGTTAGGTTATTTATAATCTCATTCTTTGTAACGGTAAAGTTTTCTGCTATACCCATCAGCTCAAGTTTCTCCAAGAACTCTGGTATAATAGACATAGATGCCGAAGTCATTGTATATCGAGTAAACAGTATGCGATGCCCTGTCTCGTATGTTAGAAGCACCAAGAATGTATTTACGCCAAAAGACTTACCACTTCCCCTACCACCTGTAATTACAAAGTACCTACTTGGGTCTCTGAACAGAGGATTGTACTTGGGGTTAAGATTTACTTTCCTCATCCTTTATCTCTGTTGCTTCAATATCAATAGTCTCTTCTGGTTGCAGGAAAGATATCACAGGAATGTTCACCTCTTGCTTTACGTTAATGTCCTTCTGCTCTTTCGGCTTACCATACTTGTATTCCCACAGTAAGCGTAAGTGCGCAAATGAATCCTTACTCATCTCGGCAAGTGCCTCCCAAGCTTTCTTCTCGCTTCCAAAGGCTCTCTTCATTGAACCTAGCGCAAAGTTCTTTATGTCCGCCTCTTTGGCTTTAGGCTTTCGCCCCTGCCCTCTGGACACTCCTTTTATTGCACCGTTGTTTCTACGCCCATCTGAATACGGAACGTGTGGTTTCTTCTCTTTCGGCTCTGGCTTTGGCTTAATCGGTATTCCTAATTCAGCTTTCTTCTCGTCTGATATTAGACTTCTCTTCTTTGGTCTTGGCATATTTAAATAATAAAGTTCATACCAAAGTGTTTAAATATCTGATTTACTGTGAGTAATATCGAGTCATCAATGTATCAATCTGTTGATTGTAGTACATAATCATATCATCGTTATCCTCTTTCTGTTGTGCCAAGTATAATTGGTCTTTAAAGTAGGCGTATGCCTTTACAAATGTATTCTTCTTTAGCTTCATGTCTTATTAGTATATTGAACCGCTTATTCCTTCAGAGGCATAATAAACCTTTGTCTGTTGGTTTCTCGGTTGTATGTTATTAGATATAGCTTGCTTCAAATCATTATTCAGCTTCTCAATATCCTTCTTTAAATCAGAAACCTCTAGTTTAAGTCTCATGTTCTCTTCCTCAAAATCAATCTCTGGCTCTCCTGCAAGACCGCAAAATTCATTTCGTATTGAATCAAACTTTTTTCTAAACAACTTGTCTTGGGCGTAGTCTATCTCAAATTCATTTATCTGATGCAATACAGTAGCGTGGTTTTGTTTTAAGGGTAATGTATGTCCTATTGAGTAAAGAGACATCTTTTTGTAAAACTCTCTCATTAACTTGTAATACATTCTTCTAGCAAAAATAACCTCTCTCTTTCTGGTCTTAACACCCATATTAACACCAGTCTTTTCCTCTACTAATCTTTTAAGATATTCTATCTCCAATTCCATCTAATTCTTGTTTATATTCGTTATACGCTTCCATAGCACCTTGTATGCACTCATACTGCTCTGTATCTTTAAAGTACTGTATTAAGAACTTAACTTCGTTAAGAAGCAACGCTCCGTCTCTCAACGAGAGTAGTACATCCTCTCGGCACTCTTCTTTAGCTTGTTGATACGTCATCTTTATCATCTTTTGGCAACTTCTCTATTACAGCTTGAAGCATAGCGTACATCCTTGTAACCGCCTTCTCAAGCATCTCTATTCTATGTTGCTGGGTTAGTTTCTTTTTTCTCAAAGTATTCCTTTTATAATATATTCGTCTATATTTTTACCGCCTTCAGAAAACCATTCTCTGTAAGTATTTATTGCGCTAACAACTAATTCTTCGCCTTGAAAGTAGAACTCTTCGCTAACATCGTATACTGCAATATCTTTAGTGTCCTTACATATACACAAGAACTTAAAGTCTTGGTATTCGACACCGAATAAATTACAGTAAATAAAAACCTGACTGGCGTAACCATACTTTCTAGCATTGTAAGGGAAGCTACCCTCCGCAAGACCTGTTGTTGTCTTTAGGTCTACGATTCCATTCGCACCAATAGCATCTGCTTTAGCTCTAAAAGGAATACCGTTAATATTTCCGATAGCTGGCTTCTCGTAGTCAAGACCCTTTATTAGCATTTCAGCATCGTAATTACTATATATGGCATCAGACATTCTCATAGTGTCTTCATACTCTTTCCTCAAGAACGTCATTGGATTGTCGGCAAATGCTTCCTTATATATCTTGGTGTTTCTTGTACTAGCATCTACCCAATTAAGGTGTCCAAACTTCTCGGGTTCAAACACAGCTAGGTGTAACAGCCATCCAGCAGTCATAGCACTTGTTCGCTTATTAGCAAACCTTAAAGACTTTGCGTATGCTTTAGGCGATTTGTTAAGTAACTTCACGCTACTGCTACTCAATGCGTTCTTTCCCAAGTATTCATAGTAGAACTCATCGCTATCTTCCATTTGCTTTAAGATAGAGTCTTTATCCCAAAACTTTCCGTCTAGTGTAACTATCTGATTACTCATCTATTCTTCTTTTAGCTAGTTCGGGTGCTATAAATTGCATGGGATGAAATTGCTCAAACACTTTGTTTAGTGTGTACTTAATCTCTTCTCTATTCTTTTTAGCCTCCTCTGAATACTTCCACTCGGCAAGTTCCATTTCTTCTTGGTAGCTTCTTTCCATTCTATCTATCTGCTCATCAGAAAGAGAACCTCGTTCTCTCATCTTCTGAAATAACTCATTTGTTTTACTCATTTCAATTGTTTTATTAGTAACTTAATTAACTTCTCTATCTTATTTAAAGTCCATCTCAAGGGAGAATCAAGAACATAGTGTAGTATCATTAGCGCACTCTCAAGCATCCAGAATATGAACACTAGAATGATTACAAATACTAACTTCAGTAAGTTTAGGGGGGATAATATAAATCTTAATAACTTGTCCATTTACTTATTATTTTAAGCAAATATACAAACTATTTAGTAATTAACAAAATATAAACAAAAAAAGAGGGTCAATTAAAACCCCCTTTTAACAATAAAAATGTAAACCGAAAAAACTTATTGTGTCCGTAAAAGACATAGCAAATATAATACTATTTTTTATATATGCAACTATTTTTTTGGGTTAAAGTTCTCTTTCCATATAGTGTAGCATACCGCCATTCTCTGGTCGGTATCTTTGTATTCAGAAGCCATTTTAGCATTACCTATGCAACGCACTACAAAATCTTTCTGCTTCTCGTATTTCTTTGGTTTAATTAGTGGCATGTTAAAATTTACATTTTTGGCAATTCCAATAATCGCCCAGCTTATTTAAGTAAGAAACGAAGTCAATATTGTTTGTTTTAGTCCAAGAGCCATTGTAGTAAACACCAGTAACCTTGCACCTATCAATAGGAACATCTACATCATCTCTATCAAAATCGTGTTCTACTTTTATAACACATGATTTATTAGTGCGCCAAGAATCACAGATACGCTCAAGAAGTATTCTTTGTCCAGTAGGTATTTTAGTTCCTTTATATTTAGACTCAATGAGTATCAAAACCTCATTATCAAATTCAAGAACAGCATCTATATCTGATGGGTGTATCTTTCCATTTTGCACTCGAGTAAAATCTAAACCTTGTTTAGTCTTGTTGCTATTTCTTATTAAACTCATTGTGTATCTTTAGTAGTTTCTGCTTTACAGGTTTGAAACAACTGCTGCAATTTGTGGGCTGCAATTTATCATTAAAGATACGATTATAAACGGAATAAATCTCTTTAACCATACTACCGCTAATCGTGTTCCTTGACCTCTCAAATAACCATTGAATTGTGTCCAACTCTTCATCCGTTGGCGCATTGTATTTTCCATAAGGGAATAATGAATTTAGTAGTTCTTGTCTCTTATCACAACCGCAATCCTCTCCTAGAACTGCCTTCGCTAATTTATCAATACCAGTCTTGCGAAACACTTTCTCTACTGTATCGCCAAGTCCTGTTGACTTAATCTCTTGTGATTTCTTTTCTGATTGCTTCTTTGGCATTTTTCAATGTATTAAATATGCTACTTAAACTTATTTTAGTTTCTCTGGCGATATCCCTCATAGACATACCCCTATGATAATAAAGATTAAAGATACCTTTGTCGTACCAATACCAATCCTCAACCAGAGTTTCAACTCTTTTAAATAGCGCCTCTTCTTTTTGCTTTTCTTCGATAGAATCCAAGCTATCTTCATACATTCCTTTAAAATTATCATCCGTAATCTTATCCGTTGAAAATACGATTGGGTTCTTTTTACAGCTTGTGTGTATATTTGCATAATATAAATTTCTTAACGTAATGTAAATGTAAAAGGTGTTAACCTCTGTATCATTATACATAATTTTTTGAGGGTCTTTAACATAGTCAAAAATCCTAACAAACATCTCCTGAACAAGCTCCTTTGCCTGTTCACTTGAAATGTCAAAAGACATAGCCATATTATACCAGTCATCATATTTATTTGCTAGTTTTTCTAACAACTCTTCCTTCGTCAACATAATCTATTAAAGTTAATATTTGCTCAATCGAATTGCAAACAGCGTAATTACCATTCCAACTCTCTTGAAATTGCACCTCATCAGGTGTTAACTTCTGTTGACTCTTTGTTTTATTTCCGTCTTTCAACTCAATCATATAATTACTATTCCTGTAACCTAGTACCAAGTCTGGCGCACCTCTACCTAACTGATGGGTATGTAAGACTGAAACGCCTAAATCTCTTAATTGTTTTACTACTTCTTTTTGGTTTGCATCTACTCTTGCTTTTTTTCGCATCTTTGAACATCTATATCTTTAAATGGTGTGTATCCATCAAAGTAATACCTTTGTTCTCTTATGTTAAAATTGATGCCCTCTACGTCTTGAGGAATACCAACTAGCTTTTGTTTCTTAATCTTCTGCGAACCAAAGATAACACTTGTGTCCGAGAAATCCAAAGCACGATGAGGTCTCCATACAAACATCACATTGTCAGCCTTGTCTGAAAACGTACCTCCACCCTTTATCCTGTTCACATCAGGCTTGTAATACCTGCCACTTTCATCTTTTTGTGGTGTAACTTGATGCGCCACTAAATTTACAGATATATGATTCTCAATAGCAAATCTCTTTAACTCACTCATGAAACGACTTATATATAAATCTTCACGCTCTCCCTTGTACATCTTATGCTGCACCGTATTGTATGGGTCAATGATTAAAGAACGAATACCCTTTGTCTTAACAAGAAACTTTGCTCTATCAAATATAGAATCCAAGTTAAAGTTCTTTCTTGGGTATATTAAGAAAAAGTGCTTCTTTACAAAGTTAATCGCCTCATAATACTCATCCTTTGTCATCTGATTATTCTTGTAATATGGGTCAGCACTCTTGCCAATGTACATCTCTACAATGTCATTAAAGAAATCTTTCATCGGCATATTCTCTGGACTAAACACGCCAAACTTCCAACCATCGTGAAATGCCTTAACAGTAGCAAGCTGGTTCAGAAGCAAAGACTTACCTTCATTCTGGTAGCCTGTCCAGATATTAACCTCTCCCATTCTCCAAGTCCAAGCCTTATCTATGTGAGGAATGTATGTACTTGAACCTCTTTCTTGACCGTTCTCAAAACCATCCATCATAGAGT